CGTTAGAGGCAATGTCCTCTACTTTGAGGTTCACATTCTTCTCTTTGAGCATCAAGTCAGCTAGTTTCAAGCGTTTCTCGAAGTCATCACCTTGATTCAGGTTAGTAGAAGCAGCTTGAACCATCTTCGCTTGCAACTCAACAGGCATCATCTGTGTCTCAACCTGTGTTTGCTGTGCATTAGCCATCTTCTCAGCTGTTTGAGCTTGCAACAAGGCCAACTGAGCCTGTGCTGCTTGCATCTTGAGCTGATCTTGCATCATTTGCATTTGTTGTTGCTCAGGATTAGGCTGTGACATCTTCTCCAGCTCAGCCATCATCTCGTAACGGTTGCTCAAGGAGCTGTTAGCCACGATACCCTTCAAGATAACAGGCAAAACAGGGGTATTAGGGCCAAGAGTCTGCAACAGAGCGATAAACTGCTGTTGTTCGTACTCACGAGCCATGATGCCCAACGTAGCTGTAGGCACGAAGTTCATGTCAACCGAAGGGTAACGCTCAGGATCGAACTGCATGTAGCGGAAAGCAGCCTTCTTGATGAAAGGCATCAGGAAATCTTCTTGGAAGTTGGTCAAAGTACGCTTGTACTTCTTGATAATCGAGGCAACAGCCATCGAAATACCACCTTGACCTGCATCACGAGACACAGAAGACACCATGCCTTGGCTATCCAGAGTACCTGTAGCTTGGAGAAGCATACGCTCGAACTCTTTAGAGGTAGTCAGGTTGTTAGTTCCTGTCTGACCGAAGGTAAATGGGAACAAGATCTCTTGAGGAGCACCGTTAGTGAGGATAGCCTTACCGGGCTTCACTTCAAACTTAGCACCACGAGGGAGACGAGTAGCGTCCATAGCGATCATAGGAGCGCTTGTAAGGGCCAGAGAATCCAAATGGCTACGGATCTGTGCGTCCACTGCCTTTTGCATGTTGTAGGCCTTCTCAACCGTACCACGACCCAACAAACGATTAGGCACTGTGTCGTCTTGATACAAGATAACAGGACGGTCCTTCATCATGTAAGGGTTCTCTTCTGCCTTGAGGAGCATAGAGTCATTACCGATAACGACGATAGCCTCTACCAAGTCAGCGTAGTCGTCAGCTGTGGAGTCTTCAGGGAACAAGTCAACCACTTCAGCTTCTTCGTTCTCCAGCTGCATGAGGTACTCACGAGGCACAAGGCCGTAGTACGTCAGGAGCTTAACCTTGTCGTCCTTGAACTGAGTGGACTCTTGGGTAGCTTCCAAGCTATCCTCAGAGTACATAGGTCCAATGTCTACCTTACGATAGATACCGTCTTCCATGCCCTTGACGATCTTGTGCATGGATACGTACTTCTCGATGGCAACACCCATACACTCTTCAATGGATGTACCGTTAGGGTCAAACAGGAAGTTCTTAGGGTTAACAGGTACGATCTTCACCGCTGTACGAGGCTTTTCTTGTACGCCAATGGCTGCTTGGCCTTGTACGCCGGGGATAGGCTGAGTAGCTGGAACGTACTCGATCTCATCCTTAACCACGATCTCACCGATACCTGTACCGTAGATCTCAGCCATCAGCTCAATCTGGTCGATACTCTTACGGATCTTGTCCTTATCGAAGTCTTCCATCAACTGAGCCTTCAAGACCTCTACGTCGATGTCATTACCGTTAACGTCTTGGAGGTCATCCTCGATATCGAAGAAGTCACCCTGACCGAAGATAGCTTCCATGATCTCAGCATGACGAGTCTCTACAGCCTGTTGGGTAGCAGGACTAACCAGCTTAGAACGCTCAGATTCACGAGTCTTATCGTTAGCTGCCCACTGACCACGGAAGATACGCTCATACTCTTCCCAAGCATCTAGGAAGTTAGTATCGCGGTAGTCACGCCATCTGTCGCAGTGATCTACAACGAATTGCGTCAACTCTTTGTCGGAGTCACTTGGCTCTTGCCATTTAGTGCCTTCGTTGTTGTCCATATTTTCAGCCATAATTATAGGTTTTCCTACGTAGTTAAACGCACTATATACTTTTTTGTTTACTTTGTCAATAGATTTTTATGAAATCGTAGCTTTATTTAATACTTTAGAACCCACTAACGCTATCTAAGGGTTCCCAATCATCTTCTTCATAGTCCTGCTGGTAGCTAGTCACAGCTAATTGGTCAATATACGAGAGAGCATCAACCCTGTCATCATGGACCCCTGCTGTAGGGAACATCATGATCTGATCAAAGGTTTCCTTCCAATCCTCTTCCTCGTTGAAGGAGATACGACCATGTTCTAAGCGTCCTTGTAAGGACCAGACAACCCTGTCTTGCTTCTTCCTGTTACCGTGTGTCAGGTCTGAGATGTGACAGTAGACGTTGTTCTTCCTCATCAAGTCATTGAGGTAAGGGCTTACAGCGTTCTTTAAAGCACCCTTCTCGATGCCGATAGCGATAGGCTTATACTCACGTACTACGTTAAGGATCTTAGCTGCTGTAGCCTTAATATCCCATCTACCAGCGATGATCTCCTTGACCCACCAGTTGCCATTGTCTTCTACCTTGACGATGGCTATAGCTGATTCATCAAGTCTAGACTTAGCAGCACCGGGGTTCTTACCTACTTCCTCGAAGCCAGCTAAGTCAATAGCTACTACGTACTCACCGTAGCTAGGCTCAGCTGAGGTCTTTAACCACTCCTCTTTGAACACCTCTTGACCAGCGTTGTCGAAGGAAGACAAGTATTCCTGCTTGAAGGCAAAGGAGCTTAGAGTACGCTCAGCAGCATCAATCTCTTTAGGATCAATGGTTTCATTGTCTCTAGTGGTAAAGTGCCATGACTGCCACTCTTCGTCATTGTCCTGCCCTAGCTTGAAGACATCGTAGAACCAGTTACGTCCACTAGGTGTGGAGATGAATAAGGCTCTACCTTTCTTATCGGACAGGGAAGCTCGAATGATCTTCTGCCAAACATCCTCTTTAATAAAGGCACACTCGTCTAGAACCACATAGGTAAGAGAGACACCTCGTAGGGAGTCAGGGTTATCAGCACCTCTAACTAAGATCTTCCTACCGTTGACAAGGGTAATCTCCAAGTTGTTCACGTGAGCTGACTTGATGACAGGTCTACCTAAGTCATTCAGTAAGTCCCACATAATCGTTCTAGCTTGTCCTAAGGTAGGAGCTATGTACATCACAGCTGAGCCTTCAGGACAGTTCAGAGCTTCAATGAGCAGGGTCACTGCGGAGAGCCTAGACTTACCACAGCGACGCCCTGCTGCAACCACTTTAAAGCGATGCTTATCAGCAAAGACAGTCTGCTGCCACTTTAACAATTCAAAGTTGAGACTAGTCATATCGAGCCTCTACGTCCCTTGGACTTACATCTTGGATGTCAACTTGGACATCATCCTGCTCAACCACTGCACTAGCTTGACCAAGACCCATAATATTAATGCTAACAGTAGGAGCACTACCGCCCTGCTTCGTTTGTTCAAAGGCACTTACGGGGATAATCCTATCTACGACTAGCTTCCATGCAGCAGCTTGGTTCTTATGTTCATCATCTAGGGCAGCATTGAGGATAGCCTCTAGCACCTTAGCTGACTTAGGGGAATTAAGCATACGAGCCTTGTACTCGTCAATGATAGCTTTATCACCCTTGGGTCTACCTATGATCCCTTTGTTCTTGTTCTTTACTGCTGCTAACTCTGTTTTCTTAGGTCTTGCCATCTTTGTCCTTTAAGGAGATAGACTAATATAATAAAGGGTAACAATAGGGATACCCACTATATAGTGAGTACTCTAGAGATCTGTGTAATTTACTTTAATGCAGGAATCTTAATGAAGTATTACTTACTTTATGCCCTCTTGTGTCCAGATTAGGAAGACAAGACAACAATGTAACTCATTAAGAAACTTCCTGTATTTAACTGAGTAGCCTGTCTACAAAGTCTTCATTTGAGTTCCTGATAGGATAACCTATATAGAATATTGTACAGGCTATTTCTCATTTGTCAAGTACTTTCTTACATTTATTTTATAGTCTATCATAATTAGAGTCTACTCTCTAATTCCTTACTTCATAGGCCTCTTGTGTCTACTTTCATAGCCCCTCATGAGGTCTATGACAGGCTCTTGTGCACAGATTGTAGTCTCCGTTAGCTCCTTAGTCTAACCTGTCCCCAATTATTATGTTAAGTTATATGATTTCATTAGACTTTTATTGTCTATAGTGCCTCTTTTTTAAGTAGTTTCTTTATTGACTTTTTTGTATGCTTTAGAGGTCTTCTTCCATGCTCTTTTTTGTGAACTTAGGAGGCTCCCACAAAAGTAATCATACAAGCTGACCCCCTCCCCCTATCAAGTCTACACTAATGACTCATCAGTCAGTAACGAACCTTACAAAGCTTACAATACTTACAAGTCTTACATTCCTTACAATACTTACA